CGACTTTACCATTTTTGTTGGCGTCGATCTTTGACTGGTTACCCTTCAACTCTTCGTTTAGGGCTTGTGCTGTCTTTTCTGCAAGAACACGGTCATATTCTACACGATCCGCATTTGGTAGTGCATTTCTTGAATAGATACCGAATGTTTCATTAACCTGACGCTCAACCTCACGGCGGGTCTGGTTTTCTTGCATAACCTTGGTTACTGCATCCACCAATGAATCTTTTTTTGTAAACATTTCTATAATTCCTTTAATTGAGGTTATCTATATTTATTTGAAACTTATTCTTCGCAATTCCATTTGCGAAGCGACTTATTAATTCTTGAATTTGGATCATGTGCTGTCTTGGCTGAAGTTAGTTTTGACTTCATACCTTTCATGCGGCGACAGAATGAAAGTCTGCGCTTGGCCTTCTTAGAACCTGGCTTCAATTTAGATGGTTTGGTGGTTACAGCCAGTGATAGCTTTGATCCTGGATGTTCTTTGCGATAAGAATCAATACCTTTCTTATTCAAACCACCTGCTGGATTTTTACCTTCTTTGCGCTGCCATGCAGGTGTAGATTCATCCATATCCTGCTTGCCTGTTTTTGGAACAGTGCCCATATCACGGCCACCTGCGGCATCCCATGACTCGCGAATTTCTGTAAATGACTTAGGATTCTCAGAGTTATTTGTATAGAGTTTGTCGAGCTTGTTGGCTGTCTCAATTAGCTTTTCTTCAGCCAACTCACCATACTTTTCAATGAAACGCTCTATTGTTTTTTCGTTGAGCATCCAATTCTTAATTGATTCGTTTAGTGGTAATGAATATCCCATGCCTAGACCTCCCGGTGATCTAACAACACCAAATGTTGGACCTATACCAGGATTACCAAACTCATAGCCAAGAGCAGGTGGTGAATCTTCTTGAACCTTTTTCTTCTTGACTAGACGCACTTTCTTCTTTTCATATAGTGGGTTAAGATGAGTTGTGTCTTGACCAGGCGTATCTTTAGCATATAGATCGGCAAGGTCTTTTGTACCAAGCTCTCTCTTATATGTGTTTGCTCTGTCTTCACCTTCAGCAAATGTTGCAAAGGCTTCATCAACAGGCACGCAATTAGGCACCTCTTTACCATTTTTCTTCTTCTTGCCGACCATCTGATAGCCCTTCCAACATGGATCTGGCCCTTTCATTTTCTTTTCTTCAGCTACTTGCTGTGGTTTTGGAACCAATTTTCCGTTCTGAGTTAGATAGGTCACTGTATGTTTTCCTTTGATTGTTGTGCCCCAGCGACCGAATCCATAGTATGACAAACCAAGGCGCTGACCCTGTGACATCTGCTCTGGTGTAGGTGCTTGAGAAATTTGTTGTGTTGCATCTTGGTCTGGTGGTAGAGGTATAGTTTGCATAGCTCCGCGCTGAACCGCACCACTACCAAATGCTGTTGCTTTAGCTGGAGTGAATGATTGCATGTTGCGTCTCTGCAACTCACTTTGTTGCCAATCAGCCGCCTTTTTATTGTTGATAGGTTGACGAGCCACAAACTTTTTGGCCATCTTAAATATTTCTTGAAACTGACCCTGAACCTTCTTTACAATTTCAGGTGATGCTTTGCGTAGATCATTGCTGTTATCTATAGCAACAAAGTTATCTTCACCAAATAGCTTCTTTAGTACTGGCATAGCAGCTTGACAAGCATCCCACTTATCTTTACGAATGTCTTCCGGTACTGTTCGGCCGCCTTCATCGCCACGGGCTATGTTTCTTTCTTTTGATACTTTGTCAGATGTATTGACGAACACCATCATCGTATCATAACCGAGTTCTTCAAACTCTTTCTTTTGCATTGCTATCTTTTCAGGATCATCAGCCGTACCATTAATGATAATACCTCTGCGACCTGCTATAGCAAGACGTTGCTGTTCTTTTGAGATATTCTTACCACGACCTCTAACAACATCACGCTCAACTCTCTCAGTCTCAGGCATCTTAAAATCAAGACCAGCCTTCTTCATAAGAAATTCAAACGCAATATCTGAATTGATCTCTTGTAATCCCATACCAGCAAGAGTTTGCTTCATTACATAATCTTTACCTGAGCCAGGACCACCAGCCAAGAATATAGCCTTAAATGTTCCTGGATCGTTGATACCTTCGGTTAAGGTTTCTTCAACCACATATCCCGATTTAAATACTTCAGGATTCTTTTTAGCAAACCAGCGCATGATTTTTCCTGCTTCTGCATTTGCTTCGTTTTCGAAGGGGCTTCCTGTTGAGCCTTCATAGGAAATATCTTTACCAATGCGATCATCTTCTTTCTGTTTATGATGCACAAGTTCATGAGCTACAGTTCTGAATATGTCCATCGGATGTCTATTCTTAGAAACGACAACAATCGATTGGTCGGCTGGATTATACCCACCAAAACTGCTTGACATTTCGTCTTTAGATAGATTTATCTTCGGTGCTTTCTTAATACCTAACTTACCAGATGCAAACTGTGTGAAACTGTCGAGCATAGGCCCAAACTTTTCATGGTCTAGCTTTCCAATATCATCAACCTTATCTTCTTTCATAACACCAGCCGCTCTTGCAGCACCTACAGCCATACCAACTTTTGGTATCTCTCCTGCAACATCGGCCAGAGCTGCACCATAATTACCTTTCTTGACGTTATCAATGGCACTCACGGCAGCTTTTGCCTGAGATATCACAGGTAGATTGCTGGCCGCTCTTGTTACTGGGCTATCTGGTGGAGGATTGTTTCTATAGTAATCACCAGGTCCTTCTTCCTCTTCTTTGAGTTTGGCTCTGATGGCTTTTACAGACTTTGGTTTAGGTGCAGAGGCTAATGCACCCTTGATCTTTTCATCCATTACTTTGTGTATACCTTTGTCGTATTTACCAAATAGGTCTTTGATAATCTTTATCTGTGTTTCACGATTAGCAGATGCAAACTGCTTGCGAACTTCTGTGGCCGATCTGGCTGGTTCACCAAGGACCTCGAAATCAAATGTAGGTGTGACAACCACATAGGCTCTAGGCTTATCTGGGTCACCAAAAGGCTGAACACCTTTACCATCTTTAGGATATGGTTGTAGATAGCTAGGCTTACCAGACTTGGTTGGTTTAAATGAGAATCTTGGATCTTCGTCCATATCTTTCTGGGAAACAGCAAAGACTACAACGGTCTTTGAACCATCGTAGCCTTTAAGTATTTCTGATGCAATGTATGGATTTCTAACTTCGTGGATATCTGAAGACGCTACACCAGCCAATTCCATCATCTTCTTTTTTTCTTTGAAGTTGAACGGGCTTTTTGGTGCTTCTACTTTATTTGATGTTGCTATGGTTGCATTGCCAAATTTGCTTTTCAACCACTTATAGACCTGAGCGTGACCCTTATGAAAGGGTTGGAAACGGCCAGGATAAACCGCTATTGTCTTCATATATCCCCTCTACAGGAATGTTTATTTCTTATTATTTATAATTCCTGTTAATTAAACTTTCTCTAACCACAGATTTTACCTTGTCTAAAACATTATTAGGCATACATCTGGTTGTGTGTATGAGCTGTAAAATTGGCTGGTCGACCTGTAAAACCTTCATCTTGGCACCATCACGGTGGTGGGCCAGCCAGCGGTGATGACCATCTAGAATATGATTATCGTTTGATATGATGACACCAGTATGACGTTTGGTGGATGGCATCTGGTTTACTTTTTCCATATCAAATTCAGATTGTGTAGATTTCAGGTCTCTAGGATCAACGACAATGTGTCTATGTTTAACTATCTGATTGTCGAGGTTCTTGATAAAATCTCTAAGCGAACCTACCTGTGGCATCAAGTTTCTAGAGAAGGTCATGCCTATCTGAGGTGTATCAGGTTTCTTCATTGTTTATACCTTGTGCTTTCACCTGTCTCAGGATTGACTAGATAGGCCTCGATTGATATTTCTGGATGCAGTTTACCAAGCTTTAGCAATGTGTCTAGATTACCAGCATGGTCATCCCACATTCTGATTTTCTTATACTTACCAGAATTGATATACTTACGAATGACCACAGCTTTTGTAACACTGACCTTAGCATCGGCTTTAAGTTTCTGTAGATTACCAGCACGTTCGATATGAACGCTATCTATAGGGAAATCATGATCACGAAACTTCTGTAAGAATGGTTCTTTATCATAGAAGTCTGAACGAGCTGTGATAATGATCGTCTTGCCTTGCTTCACAGCCTGTCTAGCACGTTCAAGCATCTTGTCGATTGGTTGAGCAGCATTACGGAAATGTTCACCAGACCTAAACTGGTCAAAGTTGAACTCTTCACCAGGCTGTAGCTTGTAATGATTAAACTCACCTGAACCAAGGGTCTTGATAGGTTTACCACCCTTCATAATGACAACAGAGGTCTTTGATCGAAACAAGGTATCATCAATATCAAAGATATTCAGAAGACCTTCGATCTCTTTTGCTTCTGTTAGATATTCATAAAAGCTTTTCATTTGTCCCAGTTCTTCGTTGCGTTGAAGTTTGTTTGTGAAAACTCTAGCTGGTCAATCAGCTTGACTGCATTACCTTTAATAACATCGACGGCTACAAAACCTTCTGGTGCTGTGACCTGATAGCCGCTTTCTGTTCTCTTGAATGTTCCTACAACACCTTTGACTTGTTCTAGCTTACGAACAATCATTAGCTTTGCATCAATCATGAGGTTCTGTAGATCAAAGATTTTCTTTAGCTCATCTTTGTTCTGCTTATACCATGTGAGAACAATCGTCTTTTCTTTCTGTCTCTTTAACTTGGTGTCTTCTTTCTTTGCATCTGTCAAAGCTGCATTTAGTTTATTCTCTACTGTAGAAATTAGACCTTGCACATGTGCGGTGGTATTCGTCACCTTCTGGCCTTCTCTGACCTTCAGGTTATTCCATGCTTTGATCTGAACTTTATATGTTTCGTTACTGGCGATTTCATTAAGAGTTCTTGCTGATATGGTTCTGAATAAACTACCGATCTGTGTTAGTATAGCATTTATAGCTTGAGTTTCTTGGTCTGTAAATGTGGCGGTGCCTGTAGCATCAACAAATGAAGCGTCTCTGAACCATACATCTTTGGTTTGTTTTAGATGACCAATATTAACACCAAACGAGGCTTGCATATCTTCTAGCTTATCACCAACATAAGAAGTATGCCATACAATACCCATCTTGGCACTTAATATCTGTTTGGCCAAACCTGAATCGGCTGGTACAGCATAGACGACGGTATTAGGTTGGAATATAATATACTCAATACCATCTATCGTTTCTCTTTTTAGGTCTTCACTAGTGAACATCATATCACCTTGGATAACACCAGTTATTCCTAGAGTTTTCAAATATCTAAGTGCGATCTTCAACTTCTTATTAAGACCTTCGCCAGGATGGTTAGCATCTATGTCAGCATCAGTGTAGTTGAGTTTAGCATTTTTGGCAAATACTCCTTTTGTTCCGATGAAGAATTTACCATTCTCAGGATTAATTCCAGCAAATACAGCTGGTGCACCGTCCCATTTGGTTGAAAGATTCACTTTAGCCGACTTGGCATGGCCTGCAAGCATATCACGAAGGCTCTGAAGGAAATAAATGGCTCCGCGTGTGCCCGCGACACCACCATTCAACACATCATCTTGAAGGTGTTCTAGATGTAAATTTTTACCTTGCTTGTCTTCTAACAGATATTCTTTAAACTCTAGCATTATTCTATCCATTCTGTGACTGCTCTAGATGCTCTTGGTTGTATAACAAATCTGGCACCTTTCAGACCGAACTGGCTTCTATCGCCCTTGTAGATAGCCATCAATACTGGTTCATAATCACCCGTGATGGCCTCACCATTTTCTAAAACGTGTTCAGAGTTCAGTTCATAACCTACACCATCTTTCTTAAGTTTAATATCACCTTGGAGAACGATGCTAACATTCTGTTGACCTAAACCTCTACCTGCAATATCAAAATTAATACCATATACTGCATACTTTTTCAATTTAGCATCTTTGATTTTCTTGGCTATGGTTGTAGCATTTGGCATAACTTCACCAAATTTATCTTGTAGTTGTTTTATGAATGTTTGCACTTCTTTATGATTTTGTATAATCGGTTCTGTCATACCACCCCATTGCTGGAAGTCTTTTGCTCTATTACCTTTTTTATATGATATCCAAACAACTTCTCCACCACTCTCATCTAATAGTGCGAGATCAGACTTTACAGTACCTGCAACTTTTGTCGCTTTGGCCACATTATAGCTATGCGTACCTATTTTTATCTTGACTATTTTCTTACCGGTTTTACCTTTTATTTCGGCTAGCTGACTATTGATATTCTCAACGGCTTTCATCTCATCTTCAATACCAGCGGCCATTTTACCAGCTGGTTTACCACCAAAATCTTCGTCTTTTAGAAAACTGGTAAATTTATACTTTCTGGTTTTTACTTTAGAATCTGAAAATTCTAACTTTCTATAGTCGTCAGATTTTTTCTTTTTAAGAGTCTTCAAAGTCTCTTCACTATAGGCGAGAAACACTTTTTGATTATTCAAAAGCGTGAAAGATTCTTTGTCTTGATACTTCTGAATGAATTTATCAACGCGCCAAGAATATTTAAACAGTTCAGGTACAGAAAGAGGTGTGCCCATTTTTACGTCCTTCAATTTTATTATATATTTAGCATATAATAAAAAAGCTCCCGAAGGAGCTTTAAGACTTTTGATTGGCGGTAGCCTTGAGCATCCATCGGTGCTTCTTATGGGCCATCATTCGATCTTGAAGGAAATTGGATAGACCATACTGTTCGGCGGTTTCAGCGAGCTTATAAGCCTCCACCAATGAGGTAATGACGGTCTCATTAGCAGCAATCAGGTTTGTCACCATCTTGGCTGCGGCTGGAATCTTATCATCTTCATCAACCTTAGACAGTTCTTTCATGCGCTGCAAAGTACCTGGTGAGAACGAATCCAGTTGACGGATCTGTTCAGCAATATCATCCACAGCACCATGCACCTCTTCATAGATACCACCAAAGAACTCATGATACTGAGGAAAATCAGAACCAATAACATTCCAATGATAGCCGTGAGCCTTGATATACATGGTGAAAGAGTTGGCTAGAACCTCTTTCATCTTTTCTACGAGTTCTTCCATTGTTCTCTCTCCTGGATGACATCTGTATTATTTATATCTTCTTCCATCCCCCACTTTCCAATAGGGCACTCAGCCGCCATGAGTAGTGTCTTGGCCTCCATAAAGCATCCACATTTTCGACATTTGCGAAAGGTGCTGTCGTAGTGTTCACACACTCTACAGAAATCTAATCTGCGCTCAGAAACTTCAAACCTGTTTCTAAATTTAGATATTAATTTGACCATCAGACCTTAGGCAGAAGCCCCTCTATCTTATTTCCCCAACCATGCTGAGTGCTATAAGGCCAGACAACCCATTTGTGTGGTACACCTTTGTAGATGAAGGTTC